AGTCCCGTAACTAAGCGCCTCACCTATTAACTCTAGGTTAGTGTTTGTAGTCGTACCCCACGTTCCACTACCGTCACCAGTAGCCAGCTCGTTGAGCCTTAAATCATTTACATAAGTGCTTGCCATTTTTTAATCCTCTTACCGTATACGATTATATACTTTTTTTCTTTAATAGTTAAGCCACTTGTTCCCACTCTGGTTCTTGACTATCGTCTATAGATGACCAGATAGGGTTTTGGCTATCATCAACTAAGCCCCAAACATTAACAGTTGGAGTCCCCGTTGTTGCTGTAACACCCGCTAAAGTTGCAGTTGCTTCAGCGGCTGGGGTTACAGTTCCTAACGCACTTGTTATAGCATACCCTGATACAGATATGTTGTTATTAGATACTGTTGTTGCGGTTCCTATAGCAGACGTTGCTGCTCCAAGCGTAACAGCTACATTAGCTTCACCGTCAACATTTACATCTACAGCACCTAATGTGCCAACAGCCCCTGCTACTGAAGCGATTGCCTGTGCGTTTACACCTGCAACGGGAGTTCCTGTTGTTCCAACTAAAGAAACTGGAGTTACATTAGCTTCCGCTACAACTGTTGCAGTACCTAATGCCGAAGTTGCCGCAACCCCGGTAAGTGTAGTAACGGGTAAAGGCTCACCCCAAGTTAGTTGACCCCAAGTGCCTCGACCCCAGCCATTAATATTAGCCATGTGTAAACTACGCTATTCTAATAATCGCTGTACTCGCTGCTGCTGCTGGAAATACAATGGTAAAATCTCCTGCTGTGGAGGTTTTGTCCCCACCGAAATCTATTGCGGCTACAGACCTGTCAGCATTGGTGTCATTATAGATTAAACACCCTCTAGCTGTAACTGTAGCTGTGCCGAAAGTTAAGTCGGCAAAATCTGTAAAACCTGTTGTTCCACTACTTGTAGGGTTTACATTAGTTAATGCTGCTCCCGCCGCTGTGTAGTTCGTGCCAGTTACTTCGTTGGTTGTTGCATACGCAGTAGTAGCTGCACCCATTGTTGCTGAACTTGTGTACAAAGCTAGTTTAAATGAATTGCCACCTGAAGCTAAAAAATTGTGCTTAGCTTCTAACAGTTCTTTTTTAAAGCTGGTAGTTAGTGTAGACGTTATTGCCATTATTTCAACTCCTTTAATATTGTTGCTAAATCATCATGACCATGCTTAGTCAGGTTGTTTTGCATAGTGCATCTTTCACTATTAATGCTTTGCTTGATATAATACAGTATTGCAGAGTAAATAGCAAGACGAAAAGCTTCTGCTTGTTGTTTAATGTGTGGTTCGGCGGTTTCAGAAATGCTACATATTCTTTGGGTGCACCGCTCTGCCCAATACTCGGGAGGGTGTCCTCTGTGTGATTGAGTGTCTACTATTATGTTGCCTAAACCGCCAACCGTGTTTACCTCTATCATTCTAACCAACTCGACATTTTAATATCTTTTCGCTTCTGGGGGAGTATTTAAAATAGGAAATAATTCTGCATTTTTTCTATGTTCTTTTTTCACAACTTCAGTGTATTCTTTAAAACCAATCTTATAGAAGTTTTCAGTTTTAGGATCAATTAAAACTAAAGGTGGGTTTTCTAAACGGTGATAACCATAAATTTTATCTTGGATAGGTACATCTGTATCTAGTAGACCAGATCTAGGGGCAACACTGACAACTATCCCCGCTGATATACACTTTGATAACCAAAATTCTACACAGGCTCTACCTGCTTCAGCAAAGTGCAGATTACCTTTATAGGTAAAATCAACTCCAAACATATTAATCCTGCTAACTTTATTATACAGAGCAAAAGCAATAGCAAAACAAACTGTGTTATTTAGATAAGAAGACCCTGTTTCTTTTATAATTTCTAAAAGCGGAAACTCTACTAAATTAGTACAACGATCATCCAATTCACATGTATAGATTGGGCCCGGATGAGTTTTTAATATTTTTTTCATTAACTCTGTTTGGCTTCCTGCTGCGTCTGAATCAAAAAATCTACTGGCAGGATCTAACATAAATGTTCTATCTACTTCTCTGACAATTCCTGCCATAGCATTAATTGCCCAAACTTCATCAAAATTATTACTGTGTGCTATCGATAAATGAAAGTCTAGTTGACTTTCTCCCATAGCGACAATAGCGATATTCGCCCCTTCAAGTTTTTTTATTCTCACGCTTCTGGTGTTCTTCGTACTTGGTCATATCGATATTGATCTCGGGTAGATTTTCCTTCCCCAAGATTTTTCATTAAGGCTAATGCTTCTTGAAATCTTTGTTCGTAGATTGGTGCTGATTCATAGCTTTTTAAATATATCATGGCTTCTGATAAGCTACCGTACAACATTGCGTTTGGTGCGTTTTCGGATAACCAAGTTGTACCAGAATCCCCTGCTGAAGTAAGAGAAGACGGTCTATAAAAGTAGTGTAGCTCAAAAGTGTACGTTGTGTTAGGCGTAGGAGCTAGTATAAAAGTATTTTCGTCAAATTCTGCGTAATACTTTGGTTCTCCTGTTGTGCTAGGGGCAGGCGTAAAATCTCGGATAAAACTTGGATGCTTTAATTTAAGGTAGTTATAGTTTGACTCACTGTCTATCACCGCTAAACTAAACGGTGATAAAAAATCAGTAGGTGATCCTAAATATGGAGAACCAGACGTGGCTGTTCCTGTTACATTTTTAATAAAGTCGTCTAACTGAACGGCTTTTAAAATGCGTTCTTCAGTAGATTTAATAAAATCGTCTAGGTGATTAGTAAAAGAAGTTTCTGTAGATTCAGCGTAGTCTTGAATTGCAGTTTTTAATGAAGTGTAGGTCCAACTCATTTTATTATCCTGTAGTTATTGTTACAGTACCTAAACTTCCTGTAACTTCGTCCATATAAAAACTAGAGCCTATAGCATCGTTATGAGCAATATTCATAGAAACTGCGCTAACCCCGTCTACGTTTTTAGTATTGCCTGACCTAACTATACCGTAACCTGTTGTTGGGGCGGGTTCTGTTGATCTTGGTTGTCTCAACGCTTCTGGATCAACGGGGACTCTAACTGGATCAAGTTGGGGGTGTTTAGGTTCATAACATTGAAAGCAAACCTTTAGACCATTCCATTCCATTTTCATGTCTAGGTATTCATAGACAAAACCACATCTATCACACTCTGCCTGAGAATATTTACCTAATGCATACGCCATTAAATATAACTTCTACTCGGAACAAGATGCAAAGAAGCCCTATTACGATCTTCATCAGAAGCTAGTTTAAAATCTTGTTCATATTGTTGTTTCAACATAGCAGCTTTTTCCGGGTTTTTCTTCAAAGCTATGTAATAAGCTAACCCACTAGCCATGCAAGGCATAAACCTCGAGGGTACTTCTGGATCTTGTGCCGAGGCAGTTACATCATCTATACGTTGGATAGTGTTAGCTACCAACCTATAGGTATGTGTGCTATCCGGTGTTGGCCATAGTTTAACAACTGGGGTAGTTTGTCTATCTACGAAATATTGGGTAGGTCTTCCTGTAGAAGATTTATCCGGTATATTTAAATATTCAGATCTACCTATCCGTGTCAATTGTAGGTCTGTAGTGTTGGAAGCAGAATCAATTTGACGTATGATTGCAGAAACAATATCTAAATCATAGGAGTTTAAAGTATAACTACTTGTTCCGGACGTTAGATTAGTCGTTTCTTGTTCTATCGTCCAAAGGTTAATTCCTCGATTAGACCAATCTGCAAACATAATGTTTAGAGATCTTCTAGCCGTTTCTGCATCATATCCTGTTCTAAGTTCTAACCCTGCTAACTCATAGGCCTCTTCTATAGTGTCAGCTATGGTTAACTGAAATGTTTTAGTACCTGAAGTTGCCATCACTACGCATGGTGTACAGTCATTGTTAAAAATGTTGACACAGTGTATTGAAGGTAAATACCAGAACTGAAAGAGGCCCCTTCCTCGGGTATCGTAACATCTCTAGTAGCGGTAGCTGAAGCAACTGAGCCTAGTTTCATAACACTTGTTCCGCTAGGTGAAGTTGTTAGAAAATCTAAAAGGCCTGCTGTTGCTGTGCTTGTGTAACTAACACCTTTTAATTTTGCTGCGCTGACAGTTATTACGTCTGCTGCGGAACCATTAACTCCAGCAGAAACATTACCTGCGGGATTACCAACTGCTGAAATACCTGAAATAGTTAGAAAGTATTTGCTCCCAGTAGCGGTTCCTGCATTAGCGCCAGTAATCGACTCAGTTTGAGCGTCACCGTTAATATCCGTACCCGTCACAGTAAAAGACTTAGCAGCATCATTACCCGCCGAAAGAATCGTAACGATCCTTCCGTGCGAGAGTGCAACAGCACCGCCAGAAGCTAACGCGCCCCCTATTACGAGGGCTGCGTTATTTCCAACGGCTGCGGCTACTGATATGCCATCTGCATCTAAAGCTACTGTATCAGCAGTTATCTGTACAGTTTTTAAATTAACAAAAGTGTGACCCATATCTTTACCCCTAGATTATTCCAGTAAGGTTAATCAGGGAGTAGTCAGTCGTTACGTTAACAATCATAACCGTACCGATAACCTGGATAACATCTCCAGCGGCTGGTCCAACTGCACCTGCGGCACCTAGTGGTACTGCGTGGTTACCGACAACCAGTGTGCCTGAAGTCAATACTGTAGCTGGTCCTGAAACTGAGAACCAACCGTAAGCACTGGCAGCCATATCGACTACTGTTACACCCAGTGTAGCGCCTGTTGTTGTAGCAGCCTGAACAATCTGAGCGCTGCGTGGATCAGGAATAAGTGTAATTCTTGAAGATGTGGTGATAGCCGTTGCTAAATCATCGTAGCAAGTAATTACGATTGATGGGTCTGCTGAGTGATCGTGAGCTGGGTTAGATTTAATTCTAAGCATCTGCCCTTCACCCGCTGCATCATTAACATACAAATATCCATTTGCGTATTGATTTAGCGTGATGTCCGTACCCGCAGTCTCAACTGAAATTGCTGTTTCACCTGCTGCTACACCTGCTGTTGGTGTTAGATCAAAGTGATGTGCGATTGAAGCTGCGTGAGTTACGCATTTACCTGCTGTTACTGCTGCTGCGGCCAATCGACCATAAGCATAAACGGTATTACCGTAAAGCAATCGACTACCTAGTGGAAATAATTGAGTAAGTCCTGAAGTGAATGGATCGACAGTACCGTACTGGCTACCGCCCTTACCTACGATAAGGTCAGCAGGTCCATACCCTGTTGCTGCAACATATTGAAGATGCGTTCCAGAATCTGTGAAAATATTACCGTCTGCATTAATTACTAGGCCATCAGTAATAGCCCCCGTTGCTGCGGTTACATCAATAGTTTTAAAACCGTTTTCGGACCGGACTGGCCCATTGAAAGTTGAATTCGCCATAATCTCCTCCTAAGGAAATAAGTTCTACTATCTTGGCTTGTCTGCTAGGTCAGTTGGTAGAACAAGTTAATTATCCTAGGACTTCTATTCTATAGCATACTTCGTAAAAAAGAAAGGGAGCCGAAGCTCCCTGTCTAGTATAGCTAGTTAGCTACGTTATGCGCCAGGGGATCCGTAGATTCCGCGCCAGTCACTAAATCCAAAAGAGTACCGCTCTCTAGCTTTGTATCGAACATTACCAGTTTCGAAGTCGCCTTCCATTCCAGTAGCCATCGCAGCTCTTTCAAAATGTTTCAGACCGTTAGGTGCATCTGTCTTAATGAAAAATGCGTCTGTATCGGTTAGATAGTGGTTGACAACATAACCCTCTGGCAACATTCCCATGTTTTTCATGGCATTGATGTCATTATCGGATGTTCCAACACGGCCAGGACTGTTTAAAATCCTATCAGCTACGAATTGAAGCTGAGGAGGAATTATCAGTTTTCTAGCTTGCACATTAACCTTGATGCCTCTTTCGTCTTTAAACTGAGAGATATCAATTAACGCATTTTCTAGTGAAGTTTCGTTAAGATCTGCGGCAGTACTTGGTTCATTAGACAAATCACCAGCTGTTAGAGTTGGGTGATCTGTTGTCATGAGTGGTTTTGAGTCGCCTCCTGGGAAGGAGGTTGAAAAACCATTATTAAGTACGTTTGCAGCTTTTACTTGCTTCGTAGTTGCCATAGATCTTGCCAATGCTCGTGTATAACGTGAAGAAAGAGTATCGTAGAGATTATCTTCGATAGCTTCTTCTGTTAACGCGAAAGCA